ATGTTCAGCGTGTTGCTGTTGCCAGCAGCCGAACCGCCAGCAGACGGATCGGCAATCGAACCGACGACTTGCAGTGCGGTTGCCGCAATCGCCGCAGGCACAAGCAAGAAGCTCGGTTGAATGTTCAAGATCACGTTGCTGTTGAGACCTTTCTTGGTCATCATCGAAGTGAACGCGGTGTTCAACGTTGTCACGCTGATTGCACCACCACTTCCGGCCAAGTTGGCGTGACCGCCTGCGGTCGTTTGTGCGGTCGTGTTGAACAACGCCCCACCGTCAGCCATCGCGGCGTTGGCGGTCAAAACGCCGTACACGGCAGCATTTTGCTTGCGTCGGCACGCGGCACCCTGCATCGCAGGAATCCGGCTGATGGCGTCCAGGTCGTCATTGACAACGGTTTCCCAGGACACGGTGAACACCGAGCCGTATTTTTCGACCTTGTACGATTCCTTGGCATCGCTCATTTGCGATTCTGGGTAATCGTGATTTTCGGGCACCACTTCGGGGTTTCCGACTTCGCTGAACCGAATCCGGTTGATCGCTTTGAAGTCGGCAACGCTTGACGCTTGCCGTGCCCAAACGCTCCATGTGTACGGAGCCTCGTCGTATGCCGCGAGTAACGTCTTGTTGGCTGCGTCCAACATCAAGTTGGCGAAGCTGCCGGTCGTGTGGTAAGCGTCACGCTGAATGTTGAAGCGGTTGAGGGTCGAAGGATGACCCATCGCCACCATCGCGATGTCTCGCGAACTCATCCGATCAATGTTGACGCCCATTCGCTGAACGAACTTTTCAGCGGTACGACGCAAGCCAAGATTGCGGAAATCCTCAGATCCGGCGGCAGGTGATTCCACCGAACGCTGCACACCGGCAGACTGAAACGCACGTTGCAACAGTCCATCGCGTGCCGCACCGTAGAATTTGTCGGTTTCGCTCTCGGTCACTCGCACGTTTCCCATCTCCTTGTCGGCGGTTTGGCCGATTGCTTTGTTGGCGGCTCGCTCGATGATCTTTTCGCGTGCAACGTCCAGCGGTGCGTTGCTGTCGACCAATCCGTCAGCGAACGAACGCTCGATGCCGAGCTTTTCGCAAGCCGAGTAGATTTCACGACGTCGCTCGCGATCCGCTTTCAAGGCACGATCAATCGCTTTTTTCATTTCTTCCGGTTCCATGCCGGTATCAGCTTTTTCGACTGCCATTTCTTCGTCCTCCTGTGGGGGTTCTTCCGGCATGTCCATTTGTTCCACTGGCTCAGGCTCGACAGCCATTTCCGGCTCTTTGGCCGACAAATTGCCGACGACCCACGCGAGAACAGTGTTTGGTTCTGAGAGTTCAGCGGGCATCCCCATTGCAGCAAGGGATTTCAGCAACGCTTCGTCCATGTCCATTTCCCTTTCAATCAAGTTTGGGATGTCTAAGTAACTGCGACGAACAACGCTTCGCTCGTCGGCTCCTGTTGCACAGATCGAAGCGTCGGTCGGCATCCAACGTGTCACCACGCTTGCCGGACCTTCAATCACCGTGCCACGTTTCGTCGTGTAGGTCTGTCCGCGTTCAACGAAAAAACCGTCAATCGGAATCGCTGTCACCGAAAAGTCATTAAGATGACCCTCGCGTGTTTTGGTGTAGGCTTCTTGGCTGCGTGCATCGCTCGCGAAATACGCCTCGCCAACTAGTTCGTCGCCTTCAATTCGCATCCGACGAACGCTTCCAAGGACGTTGCTGACAGTGCTTCTGTCGTGCGAATCGACGATAGGCATGTGATTGCGACCGCCGCGAAACTCTATGCCGTCCATCGTCAGCACTTCGCGGATCACCATGTCACGCGATTCGTCGTACCTGTCGACAGGATTTTCGGTCGCAATAACGCACTGCACCGATTCGCTGCCCGCTGTTTCGGTGCGAACCGTCGCGAGACGCATGACCAGTTTTTCTTCAGGCACGGGCGTTAGTCGCGACAACTTCACTTTGCCTTTTCCGCTCATACGGTCGCCTCGCTTGGTGGCAACGAATCAACAGAGCCGTCCGAGGCGTCTTTGATCAGTTCGGCAATCATTGCGTCACCGAGTCCAATGCCTGACAAAAACGCACGCACTTTGGCTTCGGAAATCACGCCCGCTGCAAACTCGTTCAGCAAGTCCTCAATGGCCTTGCGGTTGTTTTGGAATTGCCGTCGCCCAAGTTCGCTTAACTCACCGCTGCCGCTTGTCATTGGTGCGGTTTCAGCCGTTTTGGCGTCAACCTTGGCCTCTTCAAGAGTCACCAAACCGAGTTGACGCTTCAGCTTTTCTTCCTTGGCCCGCTGGTAGAACACCTGACGCCAGTTGCGTCCGCGTGAACCGAGTTCTGTTTGGTAGGTGCTTTGCAATCCTTCGATGGATGCTTGGCTTGCTGCTTGTTCGTTTTGCGGATCAACCCACTCCCATTCTTGCGTTTGCCATTCGACCGGATCGGCGTTGCGGCGGTCGGTCAACAGATCCGCCATCGTTGGGAAGTGCTTGACGCCAGAAAGTGCAGCCGCTTCGGTAAACCGATCTCGGATCGGTTGGCACATGTGGTTGATCAAATACTTTTGCCAGCAACGAAACCGTCGTCGGTCCTCAAGTTGACTGGTCCGGCTGCTGCTGTAATTGGTCTTGCTGTAATCGCGTGCAACCGTTTCGTATGACAGTCCGGTTCCAACCGCGATGCCGCGAAGCATCAGATTGATCCAAGGCTCCGACGCACTGTTTGGACGCCCTGGATTGATTGACTCAATGGATTCGCCTGGACGTAGGCGGGCAATCATTGCCGGTTCCAGGTACTCGAACGTGTTTCCGTTGGAGTCGATGCTGTCGGTTTCTGTCGTTTCGCCTGACAACCCTGGAAACGTCCCTTCGGTTTTGATCGCAACGCCGAAGCACGATGCGACTGCGGACGCCTGAAGTTCGTTGTCGACGTACACGCCGAGGTCGCGAATCCATGACATGACAGGAGCGAACCAAGTGACGCCGCGAGTCTGGCCTACGCGGTCGCGGCGAAACAAGTGAAGAATGTTTTTTGCTTCGATCCGCTGCGGCGTCAGGTTCCATCCCTGCGGTGCGTTCGGATGGTCAGGGTAAATCCAGTACGCAACAGGCTTGCCGAGTTCGTCAAGTTCGACTCCACGAACGATTCGCTTGCCACCGTCGCGGCTGATCGCATAAGTGTCTTTATCCGCTGCAAGGCGGTCGGCCTCGACCAACTCAAGAGCGAACGGAACCGGACGACTGATGCCGCGAAACTCTTTGCCGCGAGTCGTCACCATGTGAATCAGCACTTCGCCAGCTTCGACGATTTCACGCTGCACCATTCGCTGCATTTCGTCGAATGTGTACTGACCGTTGATGTCGCACACTTCGCACCAACGTGACCACGTTTCGTCACGCAGCCAGTTGACGTCCTCGACGTCCGTGCCGTCCTCCATTTCCATCATCGACTGAGCCGTGATGCCGCAGCCAACGACGCTGCTGACGATGGTGTCGACGACTCCCCAGGCGTAGGCGTTGTCTCGAACCATCTTGCGTGCCCACGCCCGCAGGGAGTCAGCCCCAAACGGACCCATCAGTTCGGTGTCAGCCGCTTGGTTTTTCGGTCGACTGTGGTTCGTCAGGCGTGACGATTCGGCACCTTGGTACGCCCGCAGCACCTTTCTGGCCTGCGAACGCTTAACGCCCCACGATGGCGAAAATGTGCCAATGAGAGAATCCAAGATGCCGCCAATCATGATCGCGGCCTCTGGAATTTAGCGACTCGTAAACCGCCGCCATTGTCACGCTCGATCTGCGTTTGCAGCAGGCGGCGTTCATTGAACAAGTCTTTGAGATCTAGCTTGGTGACGGTCCTCGCACCGATTGAGTACGACGACGCACCGCCAGTCAGCAGCGCTTCAATCGCTGAGTCGATTTGTGCCAGTAGGGATGCCGCTGTCGCCATGCCCTTTATCGTCTGGCAAATCCAGCGGTAAACCTATGGTTTTTGTGTCTGCGTTTGCTATAGGCATTGCAATTTGGTCCGCTGAAATGGTCTGCGTCCAGGTGTTTCCGCAAAATGAACACTTGCAGTAGCGGATTTTGCCGTGAACCGAATACACGCGAGAGTAGTTGGTGTTGGGCTTGCGGACGCTTTGACATTCGCTGCAAGGTCGCGGAACGAACGCACGCGGCTTGACCTCCGCTTCCGGCGGTTTCTTGCGTTTTGGCTTTTGTCTCGTCATTGTTTTGCTCATCTGTGTTCCTTGCTATCGCATCCCTCGGACCCAACCGCCGGGACGGGTTTTCAGTCGCACACCGTGCTGACGCTTCTTTGGTGCTTCCTTGCGTTGTTGGATCGTTTTTTCGATGTGCCTTGGAGACACCTTTGGCCCTTCAGCCTCCGACAGCAAATGGACGCCGGTGAAACGACCGGCAGCGGCAGCGTTGTAAGTCGCATCAAGCCAGTGGTTGTTGGCGTTGTTCACGACCCAATATGTTTTTGCTCCTTTGCCTTCGACGAACTCGGTGACAAGTTCCTCGGCAACGATATGGTGTGAATAACTGGTGTGACGTTCGTTACCTGGCAACGCGAACAACGACAACGCACCACGACGAAGCATGTTGTCGTCGTCAAACGTCGGTGCCATGAAACGCTCATGCACCCACTGTTTCCAGTAGTCCGTATTGAGTTCAAACAACCAAACGCCAGAATCGGGCAGCAATTCCGCGTGCATGTTGTCGCCAGCCTTGGTCGTCGCTGTCGATTTTTTTCGTTCGCGGTATTTCCCGATTCCTTTCGCAACGTGAAACGGTGCCCCAACTTCTCGGACGAATTTATATGCAGCGTTCGTAAATGTCCCGGCATCGACGAACACGCAATCGACGTTACGAAGCTGACCGGACGCATCGACAAACTCGGTCTGCAAAAGTTCGTCTCGCCAGTTCAGCAGAGTCTTGTAAATTTGCGGTTCGCTGGCTTCGTTATCCAACGTTCGATCCGTTCCGTAAACCTCCGCAACGCCGTAGTCGACGACGCATCCGCCAGCGCCTTTCCACCACGCACATACCACCCAGTGACATCGGTATTTGCCAAGGTCGATTGCCGCAGTGAGTGAAACGGTACTTGCCGGAAGTTGGCGGCGTTCCAGTCCTGAAATGCGTGAGGCGACGACCTGCGA